CGCCCTGCTGGAAGTCACCTAATTAAAGGTGGCCCCATAACCCCACTTTCGTGGGGGCCCACCTACTCTTCGTCTTGAGGGAGTAGGGCCTCGGACTCTCTTCTAGAGAACAGGAGTGATTCTCATCCAGAGATCTGGAAGCGAACTTTCGGAGTTCATCCGATCGCATAGCTTCCACATACTCAGTGAGAGTAGCTCCCTCTCTAAGTCCAAGCGCATCCAAGTATTCGTCGTCAAATCGCGAGGAGCGATCTGATACTCCACAAGGCGAGCTTGGAGAGCCGAATCCAGTGTTCTGACCGAGAAGGAGAAATCCGCCTCGTTCAGTTCGTATGGGGTCGGCTTGAGTTCGTCCACTTGGGATAAGAACCCTCGCATTCCAACTCTGGAAACTCCGATTCCATCTAAGTCCAGTGTTAAAACACACGGACACGTGATGGATACCCGGGGCAACCATTGCCAGTCGCGAGAGCCCTTTGACCTGGTGGCGAATTGTGTCACGAACGTACTGAGCAGCATTCCAATATCCTTTCATATAAAATTGATTGGCTAGCGAGATGCTGCTCACGATCTGTTCGTGAGACAAGTCCCGTTCCGTAGTCGTCCAACGGCGTACATACACCGGGGTGACGTCGTCACCCTTGTAATAGTCGCCGCCGCAAGACTCACGAAAGTAGCCTTGCGAGAACGATTTATTGGTATTGACCCTAAGCCCAAAGGCTGTCAGGCCGTCCATTACGGAACTAGCGTATGACGATGGGACGATTATGTCATCCCCGTAGACAGAGATCGTTGCAGTGATCTTGTCTACCGTCTTGCGTGTATACGGCAATGCGTGATCTTTCATTATGGCTGCAACAGCCACGGTGAAAAAGACCATTGCCTCAATAGGAAAGCACATTGCACTTCCCATTGAAGCGAACTTCCGGAGGGTGATAACTTCTCCGGAAGGCATTTTGGCCCTACTCGACCTAGAACCCTCTACATAATCGAGGAAACTAGGCGCGATCGGCTTAAAGATGCTTTTTACAAGGTCGTAACTGACCAAGTCGGACGCATCAGAAAGGTCGATGGTGGCATATGAGCCATCAGTGGATCCAACCTTCGCCATCATACGGTTATGGGACTGATCCCTAAACCGTATGGACTTATGACCGAGTTTACCAGACTCGAGCCAGTCCATAAGTGGTCTAGCTATACTTTGCTGTCTCAGCATCATATAACTAGGTTCCACAGAGATGGTACGTGGGGCCTTCAAAGTTTTTGGGACCTGAACCACCCTTACGGGGTGTTCAGACAGTTCAGGGAGATCGACGATCGACTCGAAAGTCGTTCTGTCATCTTCTCTCCACGAACAGTGGTAGCTGCTGGGGAACAAATAATCCCCTCGGCTAGGCCAGTTGAGCTGTTCAAACCTTTCATTAGGTTTGTATCGCTCAGCAGTAGCCCCGGAACCGAATCTCCCAGGAGAGCAGTAAAGCTCGCCCGAAAGTTGTTCGAGTCCGGACCATAAATAACCAGCGACAACCCGCAAGCGATAGCTAGCGAGAGGGAGCTGATTAGCCTCAAAGACTTCTTGGTCATTTTGCTGATACTTTCTGTAAGCCGCAGAGATGCGGTCGGCAGAGCAGGGCATCAGAACCTTCTTAAAGGCTCTGGCGACCTGCCGTATGGCCTCTATCGAATCGATACAAGGCTTATCCAGCAAACGGCCATCACGTCCGAACACTCGGCCGAAGAAACCTCGCATGAATGCGGGGAGCCTTCCACGACGTTTGAACGGTTTGAATCCGTTAAAATCGTGAGGACCGATAATCCCGGTGGTGAGTCCTTTCAACAAGGCATCATCAAGAACGGGGAGGGTTAGAGTCAAGAAACTCCAACCTTCGTGTTCGAAACGACGTTCTATGGTACGAACGTCGTCGGTAACGCTAAGACTAGTCTGCAATCCTGCGTCGAGCAGGATCCGACTTAGGAGCGTGGTAGGTCTTTTCATCATTACCTCTCTTATATGATAGGCGGTGAAACCCCTACTATGCTACTTGCGTATTGCTGCCCCGTGGAAAAGCACTAAAGCTCTCCACCAAGGACCTTGTCTCGCTGGGCATTGGTAAACCAGGCGACCATCGCGGCCGTCAAGTAGCCAATTTCCGTATCGGTGAAGCCCCAACGGGGCTCATCGATAACAAGCAATACGGAGGTTGACACCTCCTTATTGACTGCCGAGATAGGATCTGCCGCGACCTTTTTCTGAGTGAGGCGAACCTCACGGCGAAAACGGTTCTGGCTCATATCCTGACGTACGTCAAGACGTACGTTACCATCCGCGCTCTGGAAAGTACCAAGGCGCTGCGGTGCAGAAGATCCCACCCGAGGGAGGGACGTTGCAATCGCGTTAATGGTTACGGATTGGGGGTCAGCGAACATAGTAGAACTCCTCTTTTGAAAGATGATCGACGTTTCAAAACGTTGATACCGATCTATAAATCGGTTATATCTTCGAAAGCCCGAGGGCTCCTAAGATACCGACCTGGTTTGCGGTCAGATTACTCATATTAAGACCGAAACCAAACGGGGATGCGGGGTAGCGCATTTTCACGACCCACTTCTCTTCACGAGAAGGACGGACCATGTTAATGCCGCCACTTTTACTCGCACACCACGGCGACTCCTCAGTAATCTTCGTAGAGTACTCAGTAGTCGACATGACGTAGGCATAGTCGCAGATAAGTTTGTCTGCGACGCCTGGACTAACGGCATCCATGAACTGGCCAAGATCGACGAAGTAGTCGACTAACCAAGACCATGGGATCAAGTTATAGGCTGTCGAGGGAGTTATCTGACTCCCAAGCAGCTTTTTAACAAGATCATCTTTCCACCCATCGGTCCGAGGACCGGGGGGTAGAAGATACCTAAACTGACCTTCGGCCCAAGTCCGTACGGTGCGTTTGTGTCTTATGACCTTAGTAAGTGTGAAGGGACCACTGACGTAACTTTGTGTTACGCCAGTCGGACCTACAGCACCTGCTAAGTTCTGTAAGATCGACGCACTGCGCGGCTCGACGATGGTCTGTTCGTCGTTTACGTCAT